AACATTTGTAGCAGCATTTAAATTTGTTTCTGCTGCCAAAACTTTAATCAACATCTTCGTCTCCAGTTTGAGTTTCTTCTTCGTCCTCTTCGGACTCTACTTCAACTTCATCAACGACTTCAGTTTCGACTTCATCCTCTCCGAAAAGAGAACCACCGACTGAAGGTCTAACTGCATCTACTTTTGAAGATGCTTTAGCGTACAAAATCTCTTTAATTTTGTCGCTCACATCAGAAGGGGATGACTCACCACCCACCAACATATCCATTAAATCATCCATTTTGTATCAAAAATAGTAAGAACTATAAGATATTTATATCTCTCCACCTTCAGGAGCTTCGGTTGCCTTACCTTGACTCTCTAAATCTGGTTCATTAATTGGTGCTCCAAGGTCCATATTAGGATCAATTGGCATTCCAGTTGCAGGATCAACTGGTTGATTTGGGTCAGGTAAAATACCTTTCTCAATTTCTTTTTCGATCTGCTTATCCATTTCAATGATTTCAGTCTCTGTCTGCTTCAGAATTTTATTTCTTACATAATAAGCAGAGAAGTATTTGCCCATGTATGGTTCCATGGCAGCAATTACACCAAGTTGCTCATTGAGAAGTTCATTCTCTTTAAGATCAGAGAAGTGATTGTCATACAGATAATCATATTGGATATGATCTTCCAGTTCTTGCCAATCCTCTGCAGTAATAACATTCTTCAGGATCAACTGAGTTTTCAGCATATCATTGAAGATTCCAGAGAATCTCTTACGTAATCTGCCAACAAACTTAGTAAACTTCAGTTCATCACGCAGAATTTCTGAAGAACGACCCAAGTTAAAACCACCAGCACTATCAAGTCTGCTGGAAGGAACGTTCAGAGATTTGTAGAGTTTAGTTTGGAAATAATCAACGTCAGTCAATTCTCCAAGATTTTGTCCACCAGGAAGTGTAGAAATCTCAGTACCTCTACCACCTTCACGGCGAGGTAACCAGAAATCTTCTAACATTGCCATGTACTTACGGTCATCACGGATCTCTCCGGTGTCCGCATTGTACACAAGTTTGTTACGATAACGGTTCATTACGTCACGCAGATATTGTTCTGCCTTGACCTTTGGAAGATTACCAACGTCAATGTAGAAAATTCTACGTTCTGGTGCTCTGGATAATCTGTAGATAACCAGAGAATCCTCAACCATTCTCAATTGATTGAGTGCTTTGATTGCCTTATGCAAATAAGACAAAACTGTTTGCTTATTACGATCTACCAGACCAGAGGTTACAAATGTAATTGCATCTTTTGAGATCTTTACAGCACCCTTGGAGTTTCTGTTTGGATAAATTCCAGAACCACCCTTTTGTGCAGAGTTGGGATCATACAGATAATATTCTTCTACATCTGGTGACTTATAACTTTCTGGATTTCCAGGATCTCTTCCATTTCTTGCTACATCAAATGGAGATTGATTATTTGGACCAGTTTTTTCTTGCTTACGAATTAGACGAATTTTAAGTGGATCAATATATCTAATTTCTTGGATACCCGAAGATGGATCATTCAGGTCAATTACTTTGTGATAGAAAACTCTTCCATCAATGTACCAGTTACGAAAAATCTCATGAGCCTTCCTATCGAAGTTCATCATGTTCTTGAGATTTTTAAACTCGTCTCTGATAATTCCTTTTAACTTATCAGAAGCAGGAAGATTGGATAACTCAATTTCTACTGGTGAGTCATTTAAATCTGAAACAATTGCTTCATTTACAATATCTTCAATCGCGCTGTCACACTCAGGATGCAAACACATCTCACGGTATCGACGGATCAGATCCTGCTCAGACTTATAAACTCCCTCGATATCTACGTATTGTCCGTAGAAACCGCTGGAGAGATAAAAATCTGATTTGTCTTCCTCTGTTTGAGGAACTGGGGAAACAATGCCTTTCGACTTTGTATCCCCAGGATCTGGTAGTTTGAAACCAAATAATTTAGACATTAATCAAAGTTTGAACTTATTATTCTACTATTTATACTCCTGTGCCAACCTGAGTTGAGCCAGCAGCATCAAGAACGTCTACCCACTGAACTTCCAGAGTTACAGAGAACTCTTCAATTGTATCAGAACTATCGTAAGAAAGTGCGATATCTGAAACGTTTGTTGGGAATGTTCCCAAGAATCTGTACTGTTTGAGTACGGGAATCTTGGCGTTAGTTGTAGGATTAGATCCCTGAACTTCTGCTCTACCCAGTTGCTTCACATACAGATCTTTCTGATATGAAGTTGGGTCAGTAAGACCAGCATTATCTTCATGCTTGTTGATGAGATTCATCCATCTCTCAAAAGCAGTTCTAATGCCGAAGTCAACATCATTGATGATGGTGATGGTCCATGGATCGAAGGTTCTATCTCCTGCAACCTTCAGATTTCTCCCCCGGAATGGGATGTTAATTGGAGAAATATTGGAAGCAGGAAGGTTTGCTGCCTTAACCAAGAAACGAGTTCTATCGGTCAAGGCATCTCTAGTTGTACCTTCAGGGATCGCATCGTCGGGGAAGTACAATTCGCACTCAAATAGATTAGGTCTTGCACCTCCACCGATCATTCTACCCTTAAATGCATCAAGGGTTCTGTCCTTGGTATTTGGAACGTTACGGTTAGCCATTAAATGTTTCCTCTATTGTGAATGAATGAATTAAACGTTACCGACTACTTCTTCAAAGGAAACTCCGGTGCGGGTAGCAACGAAAGTAAGACCGATGAAGTTAATTGATCTCGCGGGCTTGATAAAGATGTCTGCTCTAAACTGGTTAGAATCGATGACATCAGGAGTGTTATTGGTCTCATCGCAGATTACGACGAAATCAGTAATGCCTCTCTTCGACTTAACATCACGAAGGAATGGTTCGACAATGTTCACAAAGTTAGATCTTGTGATTACATCGTTAAACTCAAAGAGTTGATCCTTCGCTGCTCTTTCGATTGAATCCTCAACTGTGAGGAACAGACGACGAACGTTAATTCTGTCGAATGCAGAAGCATAAGCAAGTCCGGTCTTATCACCGAAGAGAATGATTCCAGATCCTGGTTGTGCCACGATTGGGTTAATTCTCTTAGGATAGATCAGATCTCTCTGTGCTTGTGAAGGATTGTAGGCAAGTTTGACTGCACCGTTGATTGTTCCTCTGGAAGAACCTGCAGGTGAGAACCAAGAGAACTGATTGATCGAAGTTCTTGCCATGCAACCAGCAACGTCAGCGTTACAAGCGACATAACGGAACTCGTTATTAAATCTATCGAAGGTGTACTTATATCCTGTGTCAAAGACTGCATAGGAAGAAGAAGTCAGAGCATCGAAGAACTTAATAATGTTATCTGTCTGTGTATCACTATTAGGAACATTAACAACTCCCGCTCTGTGTGGTGAGATACAAGCGATACAATCTTTTCTGAGATTTGCGATCTCAATCAGTTTGTTTGCTTTTGCTTGTGACTCAAAGATTGAGTCTCCACCAGAAGGTCCGTTGATTAGGAAGTTGATTGGGAATTCAGCAGGATTCTTGAGAACCTCATAAGAAGTTATGATGTCAGAGAGTGAACATCCAAATCCACCTGTATTAGAGTAGTTTTCACCAGCAGTCAGATTATAGAACTGTCTACCTTCGACATTATATGTCTTACCTTGAGCAGTTGTTCCCCAAGGATCATTGGATGTGGTGAATGAACCATCAGCAGCAGTAGTCGCAAATCCACCAGCAACTCCAGTAGGAGCATTACCGGCATAAACATACTCAGAAATACGAGCAATGTGATTTTTGTAGTAAACTGCTTCAGTTGGTGATGTAATACCATCAGAAGATTTGGTGAGGAAGGTAAACTTCTCAACAATGTTTCCAGCAGTTCCTGTTACTGAACCGGTGTCATCAACAACAACGACGTGAATTTCATCGTTCTTGGCACTTCTTTCAGAAGCGTACTGTGATGTACCTGGTTTTTCTGCAATTGACTTCCAATATACAGTTGAGTTCGTCAGACCCAGAGTCTGATCGGAATACCAATCTTTTAGACTGGTTGTGCTTGTATATGTTTGAGTTACTCCTGCTCCAACAGTTCCACTCTTAACATAAAGTTGATTTGAGTTAACGGTTGTGGTTGATCCTCTTGAGAATGAGAATTGTGCTCCGTCTCCAGCAGTACTGATTCCGGTGATTGTTTGGTCAACAAATACTGTGCCAACTCCGAATGCAACAATTTTTGTTCCAGTTGGTACTGTGGAATTTCCTCCGGTGACAGTAACTACATCGTTAACTGCAAGACCAGTGGTAACAATTCCAGTGATAGAAGCATCAAACGCAGTATCAACAACACCAGCAATGTTAGTAGCAATTCCAACAGATGTGGTTGTAGTAACTGTAGTTGGAGCAGTGAATTCTAATGATCCACCTTGCTGATATTCAGCAGCAGTAACAGTTCCATCAGCAGAAACTCTATCTACAATTTTTACGTTTAAGTAACCACCCATTGCACCACCAACTTCGGTGATGATGCCTCTGAGATATCCATCGTATGCTGAAGTGCTACCTGAACCAGCATTTACTCTTCCAGCAATTGATTGGGTAACACCCATTCCAACTGAAACATTAGTAGTGCTGACACCAGTGATAATCTGGTCAGCAGCACCGTCAATGGTGCAAACCTTAAGATTGTTTGCCCATCTTCCGGGGTTCTTAGCAGCATATTCCCAGGTTGAACCTGTGCTGTGGTTGTTTTCGTAGTCCTCATAGGACTTGATCTTTACACTACTTGCGCCATCATTATTGGCGTTATTGAGTGTGGTGCCATCAGTTCTGAGCACTCTCAGAACACCACCATATGAAAGGTATGTTGACGCACTTAACCAGTAATCATACTGTGCGTCTTCGTTAACTGGCTTACCAAAAGTTTTGAGAAGATCTTTTTCATTTTCAATGAGAATGGGTACATCAACTGGACCCATTTGGAATGGACCTGCGATTGCGCCTACTTGCTCATTCGCAGCATCAACTCTACCAACGGTTAAATCAACTTCTCTTACCTTGACGCCGGGGGATACTAAGTTAAGCGACATGTCTTTGCCTCGACAGGAGATTCATTTTTACTAAAACTATTTAGAATTTTGACTTCCTAAAGTGGGGAAACAATGCATGAACTACCAATCTGGGTATGCCCAACTACCTCCATCCACCTGTCTATTTTTAACTACTCTCTTCTTAGTACACTCCTTACACTCATAAGAATATGATGATGGATACATTCCTCTATCTTTTCTTATCAGATAAAATCCATCGATTAAATCTTTAGTTTCTCCACAAGTTCGACACTTTCTCTTTTTAAACAGTAAGTGTTCTAGACTAAACTGCTCGTCAAAATCCATCACTTTTCTGCTGCGTACAGTGCGAAAGTCGATGTTGTGATGACAGTCATCATATTAGCAATGTGTTGCTTTACCTCTGAATCACATTTCTTGCCGGGTAAAAAACAACCTATGATAGTTGCTCCAACTATTACTAACTGAAAGCAAATAACAATTCGTATTAGATCTATAACTTTGGATTTGGTATCCATTAGTGATATTCCCACATATATGATCTATCACCATATTCATCAGTATGCCATCTATCACCATCTGCATCTACAAAACTAGATTCATCCAATCCATCTGACATGAAACCAAATGGTGCCATATCTTGTTCGATTTGATTCTTCTGCTCTTCGTATAATCTCTTTCTTACATCCTGATCAGTCAGTTCCTTAAAGTAATCCTGCTGAAC